TGCGAAAGATGATGGCCGAGTGATACACGTTGTTACCGGCCCGCCGTGCGGAGGCAAATCGACCTACATTGAAAAGAACTCAAAGTCGGGCGACATCATTATTGACATGGACAGGCTTGCGCGTGCGCTAACTACAGACGACATTGGCAATCACGATTACGGCCAAGAGGTTAGATTCGTTGCGATGATGGCAAGGAAGGCAGCGGTCAAGGAAGCTCTACATCAATGCCGAGATCGTCGAGGACTTGACGCGTGGATAATCCACACCGACCCATCGGCTGACGAACGCAGAGAGTATCGACTTCGCAACGCGCAGATAGTCGAGTGCAATCCTGGTAAAGATGTTTGCCTAGAGCGACTCAAGCAACGACCAGAGAAAAATCACGCAATAGCCAGGAAGGTAATAGATGCCTACTTCGCCAGAAGGTAATTGGCCTCCGCGATGGCTTACCGACGTACCAGAGGAAGCGCTCAAAGGACAACGTGCGCAGACGGCTTTGGCATTTGTCGAAATGTTTGGTGTTATCACTAAGGACTCAGTAGCAGGGCCTGCCGGTGCTCCGCTGATTTTGCGTGACTGGCAGCGCGAGATGATCAAGCGCATCTACGCAGACGACGGGCAAGGTGGTTTCCGTCATCGTATTAGCTACGTCGGACTCCCGAGGAAGAACGGCAAGTCAGCAATCGCAAGCACGCTGGCACTCGCAGACCTATTCGTGCTAGGAGGGCGCGGTGCTGAAATCTACTCAATCGCTGCCGAAAAAGAACAGGCTCGCATTGTTTTTGCGGACGCAAAAAGAATCATTGACGCTCACGAGGAACTAAGCAGCAAGGCAAAGCTTTACCGTGACGCAATCGAAATACCTGAAAGCGGTTCGGTTTATCGAGTCCTAAGTGCTGAGAGCTACTCTAAGGAAGGACTATCCCCAGTCGCAGTCTACGGGGACGAAATTCACGCTATGCAAACTCGTGAACTCTGGGACGTTATGAGCCTAGCTATGGGTGCTAGAGGTAACCGCGCTCACATGGTTGGCATTACTACGGCAGGAACTCGATCAGACCAAACCGGCAACGACTCAATCGCGTTCAACCTTTACAACTACGGAAAGCGACTTGCGAATAAGGAAGTCGAGGACGACACATTCTTTATGGCATGGTGGGAAGCTCCCGAAAGCGCCGACCATCGCAGCGAGGAAACCTGGAAGCAAGCCAATCCTGGTTACGGAGACATTTGCGCTGCTGCCGACTTTGTGAGTGCCGTACGCACAACTCCCGAGGCCGAGTTCCGAATCAAGCGCGTGAACCAATGGGTAAACACGAAGTCCGCATGGCTACCAGCCGGAATCTGGGAAGGCTTAGAGCAGGAATTTGAGCTGCAACCAGACGACGAATACGTGCTCGGCTTTGATGGTTCTTGGAAGAATGACTCGACCGCGCTCGTAGCGGTCATCATGCCTCGCACCGAGGACGATGTATTCCGTGCGTTCCGAGTAGCGCACTGGGAAAAAGACTTTGCTATTGACGACGACTCATGGATCGTGGACAAGGGCGAAGTATCAAAAGCAGTCATCGAATACTTTTTGGCTAACCCTAATTGCCGAGAGATTGTTTGCGACCCGACCTACTGGCAAGACGAAATGTTCCAATGGTCGGAAGCCGGCATGACCGTACTCGAATACCCAAACACAATTAGCCGAACCGTCCCAGCGACGGCCAAGCTTTACGAAGCCATCATGAACGGCAAGGTAGTTCACAATGGCGACCCTGCGCTATCACGGCACATGGACAACTGCATCCTGAAGATTGACTCGAATCGCGGTGCTCGAATCACGAAGGATTACAGAAACCCCAAGCTGAAAATCGACTTGGCGATTGCCTTACTTATGGCTTACGACCGAGCGAGTAGTAAACTTGAACCAGAGATTACGCCGCAATTTTTTATTTAGGAATTTATGAGCGACTTTATACAAATCGGCGGAGCGGTACTGATCACCGTAGGTGCAGGACTAATCTACGTTCCGGCAGGTCTAATCGTTGGCGGAATCTTTGCAATTTTGATAGGACTTAGTTTGGAGCGCCGATAATGTTTGACCGTCTATTCCAGCAGAGAGCCATTAGCTACCAGACTATTTTCGAGTCCGGTGATGACATTGTCTTTGGCAACTACTCTGGAACTTACATAAACAGCGACACCGTGTTCCAAGTGAATGCGGTCTTTTCAGCAATCTCACTCATAGCTGACACGATCAGCACCTTGCCACTAGACGCTTACGTTCGTAGAGACGGCGCTCGCTTCCCGTTCCGACCTCGGCCTGAATGGGTATCTCAGCCCGACGTAAACATCCCTAGAGAGGCGTTCTACAACCAAGTAATCGTTTCACTACTGCTCGAAGGCAACGCCTTTATACGCGTGTTTTCCAACAATCGCGGTGAAGTAGTAAACCTTACAGTCCTCAACCCAAACACCGTCACCATCTCCCGCAACGGACTTGGCAGCCTAGTCTTTACCGTCGAGGGCGAGGACAGGCCACTAAGCAGCGACGACATCATCTACATTCCAGACGTAATGAAGCCTGGCGAAATCCGGGGCATCTCAAGAATCAAAGCAATGGGCGAGACGTTTGGTTTGGCACTTGCGATGGAGCGTTACGCTTCGACATTCTTCGGGCAGGGCACGAACCTAAACGGCGTGATCGAATACCCAGGCAACCTAAACAAAGAGCAAGCCGACCAGCTAGCAGCAAGCTTTGACAACCGTCACCGAGGCTGGAAAAAGGGACACCGCACCGGTGTTCTTTCAGGCGGCGCAAAGTTTGTTTCTACACAGACCGACCCAGAGAAGTCAATGCTCGTCGAATCACGCAACCAGTCAATCGCTGACGTTGCTAGAGCGTTCAACGTACCTCCGCACCTGCTAGGACTACCAGGCACGAACAGTTATGCATCGGTCGAGCAGACGAACCTCGCATGGATTACGCACGGCCTTCGTCCAATTGTCGGAAAGATTGAGGGCGCACTCAGCCCGCTAATGCGTCGCTCACCTGGCGGAGCGGGAGCGTTTATCAAGTTCAACCTAGATGGACTTGCTAGGGCAGACCTCCAGAGCAGAACTTCTAGCTACTCGACAATGCTTCAGTCCGGTGCAATGAGCATCAACGAAGTTCGTAGCTACGAGGACATGAGGCCAATTGACGACCCAGCCGCTTCACAGCCACGTGTTCCGTTGGCAAACGTAAACCTAGACGCTGCCGACCTAAAGGCAATGCGCGAGCGCGTGACAATGGTTCGCGACCTAGTAATGGTTGGATTCTCACCTGCCGAAGCTTTGGCAGCGATGGGCGTACAAGACATCGACCACACCGGAGTCCCAAGCGTCCAGCTACAAGGCTTGCAGAACCTCAACCCAACCGATCCAGAGCAAGCATACGAGGTCTAAATGCCGGTCACAAGTTCAGTTTTCACGCTATCTAGCGCAACCGCCATAATGATTGTGCAGCCAGACAACATGCCTCAGCACGTTCACCTTCACAACATGACCAAAAGCTCAAATGAGTATGTTCACGTTGGCCCCGAAAGTGTGACAATAAACAACTCGATTCACATAGACCCAGGCGAGGACTTGCAAGTAGTTCTCATGCCAAACGATTCACTTTGGGCAGTCTCCGATCCCGATGGACTAGAGGTTGGCGTTCTGGCCATAACCAAAGAGGACTAATGCCGTACTACATTTCAGACCAGAATCCCGACTGCGCAGGATGGGCAGTTGAGAAGGAAGATGGCGAAGTAATCGGTTGCCACGATACAAAGCAAAGTGCCGTCGATCAGATGGTTGCCGTTTCTATTGCTGAGGAACTTGAGCCTGGCGGAGAGCGCAACATCGAGGAAGCCGAAACAAGGCAAGTAAACCTAGAGCCACCTGCTTACTTTAGAGCTTCCGCACGTCGAGGCTTGCGATGGGTAGAGGAAGGCTATGCCGGTGACGGACTTCTGCCTAAGACTATTCGCGAAGCAAGGGCAATGGCCGAAGGTAATGTGACCGCTGACAAGTGGGTAAGGCTACGCGCATTCCTAGCTCGACACATGGTTGATTTTGACGCACCGGCCGCCAAGCAAGATTCCGACGATTACCCAAGTCCAGGTGTAGTCGCGGTTGCACTTTGGGGAGGTGGCGGAACTAGACGCTCTGCCCAGCGTGCATTAGCCTATGCTGAAGGCGTAGTTGCTAGACTGGAAGCAGAAAACGAAGGCCGCACGAAAGGCGAATCCTTGAGCAAGTTAGAAACACGCGAGTTCGAGCACGGCATCGAGCTACGCGAAGAAGGCGATTCGATGACGCTAAGCGGGTACGCAGCGTTGTTCAACTCACGTTCGGAGAACCTCGGAGGATTTACCGAGCAGATTGCGCCAGGCGCTTTCACTCGATCCCTGAAGTCACGCAACGACATCAAGCTTCTATGGAACCACGACACCGGAGCAGTTATGGGTTCAACCCGTGCTGGCACTCTGACACTTAGCGAGGACGAGCGCGGACTCAAGGTAGAGGCAAACCTGCCTAACACTACTCACGGTCGCGACGCACGCGAGCTAATCAAACGCGGAGACGTTTCAGGATTTAGCTTTGGCTTCACCATCCCAGGTCGCGGAGGTGACGAATGGAACAGCGAGGGCACGGAGCGCACTCTGAAATCAGTTAGGCTTCACGAAGTTTCTTTGGTTGCCTTTCCTGCCTACCCTGCTACCAATGGAACCGCGCAGGTCAGAGGTCTTGACAAGCTTGCCAAGCGAGCCGACGTGGATGCCGATGCACTAGCGGATGCACTAATGAAGCTCGAGCAAGGTGAAGAAATCACCAGCGACGACCGTAACCTACTAACTAAGGTGATCGACT